ATGCACATTGGTGCATGGACAGGTCGTATGTCACATCAAGCACCAAATCAGGCAAACATCCCATCAGCTTTTCACGGTGATCCTAAGACTGCGGTGGAAAGTGTGAAGCACAGATACGATGGCCCTATGAGGAAATTATGGTGTGTGGATGAGGGTAATTATCTGGTTGGTACAGATGCAGAAGGCATTCAACTTAGGATCTTGGCTCATCTTATGCAGTCTAAGGCTTATGTTGATGCTATTGTCACCGGCAAGAAAGAAGATGAGACTGACATCCACAATGTGAATAAGAGAGCTTTAGGTATTCCGCATGTGACAAGGGACATGGCTAAGACATTTATCTATGCCTTTCTCTTAGGTGCGGGTATTCCTAAGATAGCAAGCATCTTAAAGGTTAATCGGACACAGGCTCAAGAGGCTGTTAATAACTTTCTGGAATCTATTGATGGACTTAAAGAGCTTAAGAAAAAGAAGATCCCACACATTGCCAGAAGAGGTTACTTTACTGGTCTTGACGGACGTAAGGTAAAGGTTCCCAGTGAACACAAAACACTAGCCGGTATGCTTCAGAATGGAGAGAGTGTGGTTGTTAAGCATTGGGTGCTGGAGTGGAAAAGGGCAGCGGAGAATGAGGGCCTAGACTTCAAGCTGATCGACATTGTACACGATGAAGTGCAGGTCGAAGTACCTTCGATGGAAATAGCTGAAAGTTTGATTAGGATACAAAAGGAGAGTATGAACAGAGTTAGAGATAATCTTGATGTCTTTTGTCCATTGGCAGTTTCGTCAGATATTGGAAGGAACTGGTATGAGACACATTGACGCATTGCTTAGTTGTAATATTTATGATATAAGACAGATTCCAAAAGGAGAATCACTATGAGTAAAACAGTGTATAAAACGTATGATGGAACATCCATGTACGCACAGGTCTTTGAACGTAACCGTGACATGGGTAGCGAAGCATATCCTTTGACGGATGTTGACGGTCAGTATAAAATTCAACTTGTCTTTGATGAGGACATGAAGAAGAGAATGATAGATGACGGTATTCCAGATGTCATCTTGGGCAATGAGATGTTCAAAGAAACAGAGGATGGTTTTTATGGTTACACATTCAAGCGCACACATCTTCACAAGAGGTTTACCAATGACGATGGTACACCTCAAGTAAACGGCCCACCCAATGTAGTTGATTGGAAGGCGTCTCAAGAAAACAAAGTAGCAGTGCCTTGGGATAATGAACAAAACATCTGGAATGGTTCTAAAGTTAAGGTAAAGGTTTCGATCTACAAAGGTCGGGTCAATATCGTAACCTTGGAAAGCGTTGGTGTTGTGGAAGCAGCCGAAGCCCCTGAACGTGATGAGGCTTTGGTCTGGTAGATGGGAAAACTTACTCTTAAGTACGAAACTACGGTAGAGGAAGATGGTAGAGATCACTCAGTGACCTTTACAGAGAAAGGAGTGGAGACGATGGAAGATTGTCTCCTCTTCCTTGACGAAGCTGTAAATGGCTGCGGTTGGTCTTACTTGTCTTATTTAATTGCAGTATACGACACTGGAGAAGAAGTATGCCATCCATCGAATCTCTTGTAGCAGACGTAAACCATGTCCTTCAAACAGGTGAGGGATATACAGAAGAAGTAGCGGAATGGGTAGCGGAAGATGTCCGTAAGTCTCTTCTTCGTCAAATGAAGAAAAGAGAAGACAAAGGATCTCTTCGTCTTTCTGGTCTTGGAACAAAGTGTGAACGTAAGCTTTGGTACACTGTCAACAAGTCAACCCACCGTGAGAAATTAACAGCCTCTACCCTCAACAAGTTTATCTTTGGTGACCTTACAGAAAGTCATATAATTGGCTTGTGTATGGCTGCTGGGCATAAAGTAGAAGGAATGCAAGACCAACTGAACGTAGAAGGAGTCTTAGGACACCGTGACTGTGTTATCGACGGTATGTTGATTGATGTTAAGTCTGCTTCTAGTTTTAGCTTTAAAAAGTTCAAAGAGGGTAAACTAAGGGAAGAAGACCCCTTCGGCTACATCAGTCAACTGTCTTCCTACCTTTATGGTAGCCTTGACGATCCTCTTGTCATAGATAAGAGTAGGGCTGGCTTCTTAGCCTTTGACAAACAGTTTGGTCATATAGCTTTAGACATCTACGATCTCTCACCAGAGGTAAAGACCAAGAAGGCTGAGGTGGAAAATTGCAAGTCTGTCGTTAAGATGAGTAAACCCCCTGCAAGGGAATATGAGCCTGAGCCTGACGGTAAGAGTGGTAACACTAAGCTTTGTACACAGTGTAGCTACTGTGACTTCAAGAAGATCTGTTGGCCTGACATGAGAACATTTATTTATAAAGGTGGTCCTCGTTATCTAATTAATGTAGCCAGAGAACCAAGGGATGTCTTTGAGCTATGAAACCACAGTCTGCTAAAGCTAAAGGCCGTGTCTTCCAACAGGACATACGAGACCTAATCCTCAAGACATACCCGCAACTTGAGAATGATGATGTCAAGAGTACAAGTATGGGAGCCGGTGGGGAAGATGTCCAACTAAGTCCAGCCGCCAGAAAAATACTTCCGATACAGATTGAGTGTAAAAGAGTTAAGTCAGCTAAGACTATCTATGGCTGGCTTGACCAAGCAAACACACATGGTGATTACTTACCTGTTGTTTTTATTAGAGCAGACAGAGAAAAACCTCTGGCGATTTTACCCGCAGAGGTTTGTGTAGAATTATTGGAGCATTTTAATGGGCAAAAGAAGTGAGTTTGAAAGAGTAGAACGAGACTTCTACCCGACACCTTTCTCCGCTGTCTTGCCTTTGTTTGAGCATCTACCATTCTCAGGAAACTTTGCAGAGCCTTGTGCTGGTGATGGTAGATTAATCAAACACATTGAGGACAACTCTTATCTGTCATGCACACTTGCTATAGACATAGAGCCTCAGTGTGATCGTGTATCAAGAGCTAATTGCTTAGACTATGACTTCGATCCTGTTGACTTTATAATAACTAATCCACCTTGGGATAGAAGACTTCTTCATCCTATGATAGATCACTTTGTAAGGTTTGCTCCTACTTGGCTATTGTTTGATGCTGATTGGATGCACACAAAACAATCAGAAAGGTTTATGCTTTACTGTTCAAGGATTGTTTCTGTCGGTAGGGTTAAATGGATAGAAGGTAGCAAGAGTGTTGGTAAAGATAACTGTGCTTGGTATTTGTTTGATGTCGAAGATGAAGGCCCGACAGAATTTTACGGGAGAGTAAGCTATGGAAGATGAAGAAGAGATCCGTGAAGATAGTTACAATGTACATCTTCATATAACAGTAGACAAATCCGTGTACTGGCATCCTGTGTCAGATTATGCTGTCTTAGACGATTTACAAGAGCATATAATTGATGCTATAGAAGACATAGGGGGCATCGCTGTGATGTCCTTCGACGCAGAGAGGGAAAAGGAATGATTTCAATGCGAGAATACAGAGAGATTTTAGACATGTACTCTGATTGGGTAGAGGGTAAGATCTTGACAAAAGGTAATGATCGTATCTTTGAAAACACTTTAGGTCTTGTTGGAGAGGCTGGAGAAGTTGCAGAAAAAGTAAAGAAGATGCTACGTGACAAAGCACGTTACTCTAATGAGGAATTACTTAATGAGTTAGGTGATGTCCTGTTTTACACGACAGCTTTGGCTAATCTTTATGGTGGGACACTTAAGTCTATTATTGAACTCAATATGGAAAAGCTTGACGGTCGCATGGAACGTGGTACACTAAGAGGCTCCGGTGATAACAGATAAGAGGTAAAGAGGATGTCAAAAAATAATTATTTGCCGACAGACTATCAAACTTTCATAGCAAAGTCTCGCTATGCAAAGTACTTTGATGGTAAAGGTCGTGAAGATTGGTCTGAAACAGTAGAACGGTATATGGACAATGTTGTACGTCCTAAAGCCGGTAAGGATAGTTACATCAATCAAATACGTGATGCTATCCTAGATCTAGAGGTTATGCCTTCTATGCGAGCTATGATGACCGCTGGTAAGGCATTAGAGAGAGACAATACAGCAGGGTATAACTGTAGTTACCTACCCGTAGATGATCCTAAGTCCTTCGATGAGGCTATGTTCATTCTGCTGTGTGGTACTGGTGTTGGGTTCAGCGTTGAACGTCAGTTCATCAGTAAGCTCCCTGAAGTTCCTGAGTTGTTTGACAGTGAGACTACAATCGTTGTTAAGGATAGTAAGGAAGGTTGGGCTAAAGCTTTCAGACAATTGTTGGCACTCCTTTGGGCTGGTGAGATCCCCCAGTGGGATATAGGTTTGGTACGTCCTGCAGGTTCTAGGCTTAAAACTTTTGGTGGTAGGGCTAGTGGTCCAGCACCTTTAGTTGAATTGTTTAACTTTGCTATCACCACATTCAAGAACGCACAAGGGCGTAGGCTATCCAGCATTGAGTGTCACGACTTAATGTGTTTCATTGGTCAGATCGTTGTAGTTGGTGGTGTTCGTAGATCAGCTATGATCTCTCTGTCCAACCTGTCTGATGATCGTATGCGTCATGCTAAGTCAGGAAGCTGGTGGGAAACAGCAGCCCATCGTGCATTGGCTAATAACAGTGTGAGCTATACAGAGAAGCCTGACATGGAAACCTTCATGCGGGAATGGCAAGCTCTAGTAGAAAGTAAGTCAGGGGAACGTGGTGTATTCAATCGTCAAGCAAGTAAAAAGCAAGCTGAAAAATACGGGCGCAGAGATCCTAACCATGAGTTCGGTACTAACCCCTGCAGCGAAATTATACTTAGACCGTATCAGTTCTGCAACCTTACAGAGGTTGTTATTCGTGCTACGGACAGTATTGAAGATCTGGAACGAAAAGTCCGTTTGGCAACAATTCTGGGAACTATCCAGTCATCATACACAAAGTTCCCTTACCTGCGAAAGGTGTGGTCTACCAATACAGAAGAAGAACGATTGCTCGGTGTGTCACTCACAGGGATAATGGATAATAAACTGACAACTTCAGAAAACAGGGGGCTAAAGAAGACCCTTGAGCATTTACGTTCCGTGGCTGTTGATACTAATGCTGAATGGGCTGACCGTCTTGGTATACCTCATTCTACTGCGATTACATGCGTAAAACCCTCGGGAACGGTATCACAACTTGTTGACAGCAGTTCTGGAATCCACGCTCGCCACAGTCCCTATTATATCCGCACTGTGCGTGGTGATAATAAAGATCCCCTGACACAGTTTATGATTGACAGAGGTATTCCTAATGAGCCTTGTGTTATGAAGGGTGATACAACAACTGTGTTCAGCTTCCCAGTCAAGTCACCGGCAGGGGCAACCACTAGGAACGATATGACAGCCGTAGAGCAGCTAGAGATGTGGTTGACGTATCAGAGGTCATGGTGTGAACATAAGCCATCTGTGACAATATCGGTGCGGGATTCTGAGTGGATGTCTGTTGGTGCCTTTGTGTACGAACACTTTGATGAGATGTCAGGTGTTTCGTTCTTACCTCACTCAGATCATACTTACCAACAAGCTCCTTATCAAGATTGCACTAAGGAAGAGTATGAACAACTGTTGGCTATTATGCCTAAAAGTATTGACTGGTCTGAACTTTCAGAGTATGAGAAAGAAGATAACACAGCCGGTAGTCAAACAATGGCTTGTTCTGGTGATGTGTGTGAGATAGTGGATATTACATGACAGTAAGAAAACCTTTTAACCGTGCTTTGTATGAAGCTTATGATCAAAAAGCAAAAGAATGTTTAGTGTCCCTCTTGAAAAAGAGGGGCCATACTATCGTAAGTCAAACGGAAGACCGCTTTGCTGACGTTGTGTCGCAGAAAAATGAACAGACATACTTCAATGAAGCTGAGGTGAAGGTAGCATGGGAACATGATTGGCCTACACACTGGAATGAGATTCGTATTCCAGAGAGAAAGAAAAGGCTGTTGAAGAAGTATAAGGATGAACAAGGTGTCCTTAACTTCTACATCTTCAGGAAAGACTTGAAACAATGTTGGAGAATTAAAGATACCCTGCTAAGAGAAAGTAACCTTAAAGAAGCTAAAGGACGGAATATCCAAAAGGGTGAGCTGTTTTTTCATATACCTTTTACCATAGCTCAGTTGATAGAGGTGTAAAATGGCGAAGTGGGATTTAAGTAAACTGGATCAGGTAGGGCATGACCCTGTTGAGAAGCCTGTACACTACAACCAAGCCGGTATAGAGTGTATTGACGCAATAGAGGCTATGACAGAAAATATGTCAGGTAATATTGCTCCTCATGCCGCAAATGTCCTGAAGTACATGTGGCGTTGTGAGTATAAGAATGGTTTGGAAGATATTGATAAAGCCTTGTGGTATCTTAATAGATTACGGAAACGATGGGTGGAGTCACATAAATGAATATTGACGTTACTGTTTTTGAGGTTCTGGTATTGGCGCATTTAGGTGTCACTTTATGGTTGTCTTGGATGGTTATAAAACAACAAGAGGCAATCTCAAATATCTATGCTGCCATAGCAGCTATGATAGAAGAGGAATAGCATGAAAGGAGTTTTATGTGTGGACTGCAATAATACTTACTTGTCACTTAGACACGACAACTTGTAAGAGTGTATCCCCATCCGTTTTATATACTTCAGAGCAAGCTTGCTTAAACTCTCTAGCTTTAGGTATACAGACCCTAGAGGGGAATAGGTGGATAGTTAAAGACTACCTCTGTCATCAATGGGGTAAGCCCTCATAAAGAAAAAGGCCCCAAGGAGAAATCCAAGGGGCCTTAGTTTTGGGAGGAGTCAAAAAGTCGATTAGAGGAGCAACCGACTAACAACACTCTATGTTAAGCTCGCTTCTATGTCAAGCATTTATTTACCGAAGAATTTAGATACTGACCTAATTCCTATAGAGGCCGATACGATCCCTCCAAGGGAATACTGATACCATGTCGGCATAGTCTCAAGTGCTGCAAACCCAGCCTGTACTATAGCATTACCCCAATCACCACAAAACGCTAGTATCAGGGGAATACTGAACAGTAGGGTTATCCACTCGTCTTTCCAGCTATTCTGTGTAGCCTGTATAGCAGCTAGATCCCAGTCTATCTCACCTGTAAGCTGTTTCTTCTTGATCTCAGCCTCAGTGAGTTTGATCTGTGTCTTACTGTCGATTACACTTGTAGCTAGACCAGCTACGCTACTTAAGATTTGACCAATCATTTCTCATTACCTAACCAGACTGCAAAGGCTCCAGTTAAGGCTCCCGTTACAGTTGCTGTAAGTGCAGTTGCCTGTGATGTCATAGCCTCTGGCGGTAACGACATAAACCATTCAATCACTCTGATGTACATACCAGTCATAACTAACATCATTAGTCGTGGTAGTAGTTTCCAAGCTAGTATAGTTTCCATTGCTGTTGTCATTTATAGCATCCCCTTTGATGACATTATCAGAAGTACACCTATCCCTGTAATTATAGACAGTACGATTAGAGTACCCCCAATAATGACTACCTTCTCTACTATCTCTTGCTTACGGAGCTTATCAGCAGCTTCTTTCTCTTTACGTTCTCTGCGTGTTCTAGCTCTGATTTCCTGTAGCTCACCCCAAGCGGAGTAACCTCTGGTAGCTATCACAATGGCTCTGAGTTCTTCTTCAGCATCCTTAGCCTTCTGTAGTTTCACGAAAGTCTCCATACTGTTCTCATCATCACCTGAGAAGAGACTGTTCTTCTTCTTATTGTGGTTGTTCCTTAGTTCATCGACACCATCAAAGAACTCACCAATTTGTTTAGTAACTGAGACAAGCTCTTTACCTGCACTGACAGCAGTCTTGACCGCAGCCAAAGCTGTAAATGGGTCTACCATAACAATCCTTACTATTCATTAGCCATCTTTTCTACTGACTGTCGGATTGCTTTAATGTTTTCATCTATACGGGCCATAGATACTGCTTGCCTTTGTGTAGCGTCTTCTACAATAGCCATCCTAGACTGTAGACGCATGATCTCTTCACCATTACGTTCAATGTCTGACATCATCATAGATACAGTCCACACAATAGCTCCTGCTTGAGCTATAAGACCAAAGATAAGGGTTATAGGTACACTCCTAGAGAGGTGCCAATTATCTTCATCCTTGGTCATGCTGGGTAGACCTTACGATCAAGTTCAAAGTGAGGGGCATCATAGAAGCTCTTCCAGTCACCACCCCATACGATGGAAATGTCAAGCTCTTCTGCTGCATCCTTCATGGCTTCAGCCATAGTTTCAAACCTATCTAAGTCTTCCCAATCTACAGGCCAAGGAACCATGTCTACAGCATGGCCTGTGATGTGTCTTGAGTTAAGGGTAGTTGACTTACCCTCTTTGAGTAAC